CCAATGGCATGGTCGTAAATGTCAGCGACCTAACCAACTCCCCTCAGCTTTTAACCGACAAGAGCGACGCAAATAACGTCCCGACTGTTCTACCAACCACCTATAGCCCTACAGCTATTGCGGTTAGCGATACGCGCGTCAATCAAGGTGACAATCGAGCCGTAATAAACGCATGGCTCACCCACATCTTTGGTGCGGCGACCGATGAGCGCTATCAAGGCACAACTCAAGGCCAGCGAATCACAGTTTCAAAATCTGGTAAACCCGAGCACACGCTGGAGTTCAGGGTAAAAGCTACATCCGTAAAAAATAAAGACAAGGATAAAGACAGCATCCGCCGCTGGACTTGGCAAGACATCTCGTACACAGTTTTGAATCATGTAGAAAGCTGGCCTATTGGGACAAAGGCTAACTTACAAGTAAACGGCTTAAACAGCATCACAAACCCATTTGCAAAAGCCAACGGTTACACCTCGATCACGCTTACCTTCTCCGTTACTCAAGTTGAAGAAAAAATCTTGCGCCCAAAAGACGCCGACTTGAGCACGGCAGAACGCTCGTTTGAGATTGGCACTGGCATCGCTGATTGCAGCTATTTCGAGGAGCTAAACAAAAGCAACGAAAACGGCCCCGAGCACGAGATCGTCTACGTCAACGAGTACGTCACCAACGACGCGACGCCTGAATACACAAACATGTCCGTTGTCGCTTTAAGCATGAAGAGCAGCGGACAGATTAGCAGCGTCGATCAAATGCGGCTTTGGGTGCCGGAAGGTATTGCCGTTTCGCGCTTGCTAGACAATACAACCGGAGCCAGTAACAACTTTGCTGACCTGGTGCTGTATCTTCTTCAAAATTCCGAGCAAGGCTTGGGTAGCACCATTCCCGCTGAACTGATCGACACGACAAGCCTTACGACCACAGCCCGCTTCCTGAACGCCAACAAGATTTTCTTTGACGGCGTTATCGAAGAATCAGAAAACCTGCGCTCGTTCTTGTACGAAGCGGCTTCGCTGCAGCTCTGTAATTTCACCATCAAAAATGGGCGGTTCGGCATGATGCCGGCGCTCCCCTACGACAGCAACGGCAAAATCGCAGCGCTACCGATCTCGGTGGAGCAAATTTTCACTGCAGGCAACATCATCGAAGGCAGCCTGCAGCTCAGCTATCTAGATGCAGCACAGCGGATCGACACCACAGTGCAGGTGCAGTGGCGCGAAACGCTAGAGAACGAGCTACCTACGCCACGATCTGCAGTTGTTTCCTGGACAGACGCAAGCGGTGACACCTCGAACCAGCAAAACATCGACCTCAGCGATTTCTGCACAAACCGCGCTCAGGCTCTGCTCACGGCAAAATTCCTGCTGGCAACACGTCGCCGCATCACCCATAGCGTCGCCTTCAAAACTGTGCCAGATGGCTTGAGCATCGAGCCCGGCTCGTACATCCGCGTACTGACTACCAGCACTACATACTCAGCACAAAACAACGGCGCTATTACCGATGCTGGCACACTCGTTTCAATCAGTTCCATCGAGGATGGTGATTACACCGCGCTCATTTACGATCCTGCACCCGGACAAATTACCGAGCAGAGCATCACAATATCTGCAGGCGTTGTCCTTGACGACAATGTGCATGGCTGCCTGTTTACGCTGCTGACCCAGCAAAACAACCAAGCGATCTACCAAGTGGAGCAGCTAACCATTGAAGAGGATGGCCTGATCAGCATCTCAGCCATCCACGTTCCCGTGGACGAGAACGGCGCTAGCCTTGTTGCAGCAGACATTTTGACCGGCACGTTTGAGGTGCAGGAGTAATGACGTTTCCAGCACTCGTTCCAACAAGCCGCGAGTTCAGCCCAGGTGACTGGCCTGTCAAGCGTTTTAATTCGCAGTCAGGATCTGAGATTCGTATTTTGTACGGCAACCAGCGCAGCAACGCAAAACTTTCGCTGAGTTACGACAACATTTCCGATAGTAACGCTCAGTTATTTTTGACGGACTACGACGCGCAATACGGCACATTGCGCACATTTGATCTACCTGCTGCTGTGTTGACTGGAACATCGGTTGCGATGCAAGCACCAGCGGGCAGCAAATGGCGCTATGAAGCCGAACCACAACTGCGATCTGTTCGCCCTGGTCGCAGTAGCGTTACAGTGAATCTGGTGACTGTCATCTAATGGCCAAAGTATTTACTGGCAAAGACGGCGCCCTGCTGATCGACAGCGCCACGCAACTCAAGGTCACGAACTGGACCCTGACTGGCAGCGTGGAGATGCTGGAGACCACCAGCCTCGGCAACGCGCAGCGGACCTACGCCCCCGGCGTGCAGGAATTTAACGGTAGCGCCACGCTTCTGTATTACAGCGACGCCGAGCGCAACGACGCAGCCAACGCACTGCGTAAGGTCTTGAAGGTTGACGGTGTAAGTGACGGCGACACCGTAGTAATTCGTCTGCGCCTTATTCAGGGCAACACAAATCACGACGTTTCTTTTACTGCCTATATCACCAGCGTTTCTTTTGGCGCCAGTGTTGGTGAAATTACATCAGCACAGATCAGCTTCCAGACAACTGGAGCACTAAGTGAGGTGACGTTGTAATGGGAATTTACCTCGGAAATATCGGCAACATCGAGCTGACACGCAAATCGCTCGAAGGCTTCAAAGAATCTGTTGTCAATCCATCTGACGTAAATGGCACACGTCACCGTTTCAGTTTCGATTTCAACGAAGGTTTTCTAATTAGCGGCGACCTCGTTGCCATCAGCACAATAGACGGCACCGACCTCGACTTTGTGTCGCCCGGCGGCTGGAGCGATGGGACTGTCCACGAAAGTGGCAAGTGGTACGTCTTTGTCGACGAGCTTGGCGGCATCCGCCTGTACGACAACTTCAATGACAGCTTGGAAGGAAGTACCGCCGGACTTGTTGAACTTGCCGATATCAACCGCGACATTCCTATCAAGGTTGAAGTAGAAGATCTTGCAGGCAGGCTGCTGGCATCAATCAGCGACTACGAACTGAATACAACACGCGAGACGGTTGACGTTACAACGCTTTCGGACGAGCACCGCCAGCAATACAGCAGCCTGATCAGCGGCAGCGGTCGACTTACGGCGCAGTGGGATTACGTCAACGAGATCAATCAGGAGCCTGTGCATTACCTGATGCAACTTGTATTGCGCACGGAAATTGGCTCAGCATTTCACGCAAAGTTTTTCATCAAAACCTTGGGTGCCACTGCAAACGCCGGATCTTTTGCTGGTTCGCAGGTCAACGATCAAGTGTGGTGGGAATTTGATGCGATTGTGACGGGCAGCGCCACAAGTTTTGCCCCTGGCGACATTGTGGTCTCAACAATCGACTTTGTGGCTACCGGACCGATCCGCTTGCGTGCCGAAACAACACCACGGCGCAAGTTGCTACAAGAGACAGGTGATCCTATTGTGCTTGAACAGGGCGGAGGCTACCTGCTCTTGGAAGACAGTGATGTCTAAACTGAGTACACCAGAACGAGAGGCTAGCTGTGTCTGACCTGAAGATCAGCGAATTACCCCAGCTAGCTGGCGCAAATCTTGCCGCCAACGACCTGCTGGCCGTCGCTGATACCAGCGCCAGCGAAACACGCAGCATCACAATTTCGGCCGGCATCGGCAAAGCTGTCACGCTGATCGCTGACGGCACAATTCCAAGCGCAAAAATCCTATTTGCTGCTGGCTCTATTCCGGGCAGCGCCATCGAAGGCGAAACGGTCAATACTTCCCAGCTCGCCAACGATGCTATCAGCGCTGCAAAACTTGGCGATAATTCCATAACGCGCCTTGTCAGCACGCTTCCAGCGACGGGTGACTTCACAGGTCAGTTTGCTCTTGATACCGACGACCTCAAGCTTTATTGCTGGAACGGCTCCACTTGGCAAGCAATCAAAGCCGGCGGCTCGGTCAACACCGTAGTCGGTGGCAGCGAGGGTGTTGTCAACGTCACCGTTTCGCAAACGGGTGATAGCGTCACACTTAACACTACCCTTGATGCTACAAGCGCTGCCAGTCAGTTTCTGGCTGGACCGACTTCAAGCGCTGGTTCTGTCACTTACCGCGTAATTGCTCCGGCAGATCTGCCGACTGCCACCACCACCGACAAGGGCGCTGTTCTGGTGAACGGCAACGGTCTCGCCATGAGCGGGAACCAGATCGTCATTGATAACACAGTCACTCAAAACACGAGTGCATACCACGTTGTTCGCTACAACGCCAAGGGCTTAATCACCGACGGACGCGCCCTGATTGGCGCGGATGTACCAGTCGCCACATCAGGGACGGTCGGTGTTGTCGCCCCTGGCGCTGGTCTTGGCGTCAATGCTGCTGGCACCATCAGCCACACCAACGCCGTCACACCAGGCACCTATGAGAAAGTCACGATTGATGCCCAGGGACACATCACTGCCGGTGGAAATCTAGTCAGCGCAGACCTAACTGACATTGAGTTCAGCGCCAACCAAGTTACCAGCGGCACTCTTAACTCTGAGCGGTTGCCTCTTAATGGTATTGAAGGGGGAAAGCTTGCAAATAATTCAGTCACAAAAATCGGCGGTGCTGGCGCGACCGATGGCATTGTTGTATTCCCAACTGCTGATTACAACGGTCAGTATTTTTACGATTCGCTAAATGGTGATCTTTATCTCTATGACGGCAACGCATGGCAGCCGATCACAATCACTGCCGGTGAAATCGTTTTTGCTGGTACTTTTGACGCTTCTGCCGGCAGTGGCACGGGCTTAATTGATACTGTCACCAGTGCTGGTTCTGCACTTGGTTTGGAATCAGGCGATGCGTTGCCGGTCGCGTCTTCTACAAACAATCGTTATTACTTTGTAGTTAGTACTGGTGGCACTATTACTAGCGGCAATGCCCCCAATGTGGTTCTTGCGCCTCCTGACATGCTTTTGTCAGATGGAACAGCTTGGAATGAAGTAGACGTTTCTGCAACAGTTGCGGCTCAAACTGCGCCAAACATTGCCCTAGATCCGTCAACTGGTTTTAACGGCACAACTGTGCAAAGCGCCCTACAGGGATTGCTCGACGGCAAAGCGGCAAAAGCAGGCGATACTTTTACAGGTAATGTAACATTAGAAAATGTTAGTTTAGTATTTGATACTAGCGGTAATTTCAATACCACGCTTACTTCTGCCGCTAACAATACGGCAGATCTCACCATCACGGTACCGGCACAAACAGGCACAATGCTTGTTAGCGGCAACGCCAGCATTGTCAATTTAGATATAAACGCCAGTGCCGCAATTGCTTATAGCAAACTGGCTGCCCTTACCAGTGGCAACATCCTCGTTGGCAACGCTTCTAACGTTGCAGCTTCGGTTGCGATGTCGGGTGATGTCACGATTAGCAATACAGGTGCAACTGTAATAGGTTCAGAAAAGATTGAAGATGGAAACATAAAGACTACCGCAGCAATCGCATTTGAGAAACTTGCCATTTTAACTAGCGGCAACATTTTAGTTGGCAATAGCAACAATAAAGCAGCCTCAGTCGCCATGACCGGCGATATTGCTATTACAAATACAGGTCTTACTTCAATTCAACCTGGCGTGATTGTAGACGCCGACATCAACGGATCCGCCGAGATTGCTGTCAGCAAACTTGCTAATGGCGCTGCTCGCCAGCTCCTTCAAACCGATGCTGCTGGAACTGGCGTTGAATGGGCAAGCAATATCAGTGTTCCTGGCACGCTTGGCGTCACAGGTCAAACAACGCTAAAAGAAATCAAAGAAACTGTATATAACATGTCAACTGGATTTACGCTTGATCCAGGTAATGGCACAATCCAGTACAAGTCATTAAGCAGCAATGCAACTTTTACTGATAGTCTTGAATCCGGCCAATCACTGCTTTTGCGCTTGGAAAACGGATCTACCTATGTGGTTACTTGGCCAACAATTACTTGGGTTTCTATCAATGGAAATATCGCGCCTATTTTGACAGCTAAAGATACAATCGCTTTCTGGAAAATTGACACGACATTGTATGGTGCCTATGTCGGCTCCTATGTGGCGTCATGATTAGCAAAGTTCTTTTGGCTGCTGCGTACCGGCCTTCTGGCGCTTTTGGCGAACGTTGGTTGCTTAACCTCAGTACTACAAATGACGATTTTGCAGAAGCTATAACGTCGGATGTATCTGGCAATTTATTTGTTGGTGGATACACTGACTACGTGGTTGGCGCGTCCATAGAGCGAAAAATGTTTATTGCCCGTGTAAACAAATACGGTTCAATTTTATGGATTCGCAGATTGCAAAATCTAGTTAATGCGCCAGGGCTGGCTTGCGATAGCGCAGGTAATGTTTTTGGTATATCCAATGGATTGGGGCTGTCTGAACGAAGGGTGTATAAAGTTTCAAGTTCCGGAACTTTTAATTGGCAAAAAGAATTGTTTATTAGCGGGGGCATAGGCTTGCTGAAAGGCATTGCTGTCGACAGTGCTGGTAATGCAATCGTATGTAGCGCATCTGGATATGTCATAAAATTAAGTAGCGCAGGCGCCATTGTATGGCAAAGAAAACTCTCTGCCGTTTTTAACTCAGTAACAATTGACAGCGAAGATTCAATAATTGTGGCAGGTAGCTACACACGCGCACCACTCGGTACGGCTTCATTGGCGGTTAAATTTAATTCAGCGGGTACTATTCAGTGGCAAAGGTTTTCTGATTCATCTGGTACGTTTAACAACTCTTACGTTTCCGTGTCTGTTGACGCAGAGCGCAGGGTCTATGTAACAGGCAAGAATTCAGTAGGCACTAATGTTTTGGCATACTCGGCATCCGGTACTTTGCTTTGGGCTCAAAATATAACCAATGGCAACTTAAATCCTTCAAGTATTAAGGCGTATGAGGATAATGTTTTTGTTTCTTTTACTGAAGTAGATATACCGGATAACCTTGTTTATGTCAAATTCAACAGTAGCGGGGGATTTGTGTGGCAAAGACGCCTGGAAAAAACAGGCTGCTACTCGTCCTCTGCTCAAGTAACTACCAGCAATAGTATTTTGTATTACGCCGCTGCGACTGTTGCTGCTACTGCTTCGACAACAAACGAGGATGTTTTGATTACATCTCTACCTGCGGATGGCACGCTAACGGGTACTTATGGGTCGTTGACCTACGACGCTAGTAGTTTTAGCGCTAGTGCCGCAACACTAGACACAGGCACGCCTTCTTTGGCCGCAAGCACTACTTCGGTCACGGCTAGTAATGTGTCCACAGTGCTTGACGTGGTTACAATGACTGCATCGCTAACCCCCCTGTAAGTCATGCTGGGTTTTTTGGGCGCGGACAATACCGTGCAATATCCAGTATCGCGGGCTGATTTGCGCAAAAAATATCCGCATGTAAGCTTTCCCGCTGATCTGGAAAAAGCCGATCTCAAGAGCTACGGCGTCATCAAAATCAAAGAGCAGCCTGCGCCTGCGTATGACTACCGCACTGAGCACTTAGTCGAGCGCCCAATTGAGCTTGTCAACGGCGTATGGGTGAAGGGCTGGGATGTGCAACCTTTGCCGCTGGAACAACAGCAGCAACTCACTGCGAATCAGTCTTGGCGCATCCGTCAAGATCGAGATCAACGCCTTGCGGCTTGTGATTGGACGCAGCTTGCGGATGTCAAACTTGACGCCCAACAGCAGTCAGAATGGAAAAAGTACCGCCAAGCTCTGCGTGATGTTCCGTCGCAAGCCGGCTTCCCGTGGAACGTGACTTGGCCCACGCAGCCCTGATCCGATGATCACCCCAGCTAGCTACGACATCACGATCCTCCAGAACTCCACCTGGAAGGGCACGTTTCGCGCCACGCAAAATCGGCAAACAGTAACCAGTATCAGTGTTGACGCTGGCACGCCAACCTTCAACTGCGATTGCCACGGACTGACCGCCGGCGACAAAGTGGTATTCACTGGTGGTACCACAATTCCCTGCGGCTTGACATTGAACACGGTTTACTACGTGATCAGTGCTGGATTGACCACTGGCGCCTTCCAAGTATCGGCAACAAGTGGTGGCAGCTCCATCAGCGTGACCGGCACTGCAACTGGGACGTTTTATGTTGCCGAACCGCTTAACTTAACGAGCTATGGAGTTGATGCCGATATTCGCGGTTTAATTAGCAATGAAAGTATTGGTACTTTTACGACATCGGTGACAAGTGCTGCAAATGGTGAATTTCAACTCACTTTGACACCAGAGGCAACAGTTGCAATTGACGTCGGACGCTATGGCTACGACATCAGCCTGACTACTGCTGGCGGTGAGCGTTACTATTGGCTTACGGGTGTTGCCACCGTGCAACGTACTTATTCGCGGAACTGATCCATGTCTTCCGAAGTGCAGATTGCGGTCATTGACCAGCAAGATACGCAGATTGTGCTGGCAGTTCCGGGCGTGCAAGGCGCTACGGGCAGCGAAATTGCCGCTGGTGGCACAGCCAACCAAGTGCTTCGGAAGGCAAGTGGCACCGACTATGCCACTGATTGGTCGCTGGTAACCAGCGCCATGATTGAAGACGGCGCGATCGTCGACGCCGATGTAAACGCCAGCGCCGCGATTGCTGGCACCAAGATCAGCCCCAACTTCGGGAGCCAAGCTGTTGTCACGACTGGCACGAGCACGGCTGCATCGTTCATTCCAACCAGCAATACGGCGCCAACCAACGGCCTGTATCTACCTGCCGCAAACAACGTAGCCATCTCGACTAATGGTACTGGGAAGTTGTTTGTTGATGCGAATGGGAGGGTTGGTGTCGGAAACTCATCAATGTCGAGCTTTACCGCAAATGCAGGCGACAACCTAGTTGTCGGAGCAGGCGCGTCAAGTGAAGGCATTACTATTTATTCAGGCACTTCGGGTCAAGGTTCAATTTCATTTGCCGATGGGGTTGTCGGGGATGCGGCTTATAGAGGTTATATTGCATATAACCACACCGCTGATGCTCTTCAGTTAGCAACGGCAGGATCCGAATGTCTCCGCATCACCTCAACCGGCGAACTGAGGCACATCGGTGGTGGTAGTGTAAATTCACCTGGTGTTTACTTCGCTGGTTCTGCACCAAGTAATAGCCTTTACGTTCAAGCTACGACAGGTAATGTAGGTCTGGGGACTAATAGCCCTAGCGGCAAGCTTGATATTGTTACTGGCACAACAGGCAATGTTCTGATTGACGCGGAAGCAGGTAGTAATTTTCACGCAAAAGTTGTTAATGATTCTGGGGATTTACATGTAGGTACTCGGAGCACTTCTGCGGATACATTTCTGGTTTCCAACCGTCGGATTTATCTCAGGACAGGAGCGGCTGAATCAAATGCGCTCTTTGTTAATGAGTCAGGCAACGTAGGGATTGGCACTACTTCGCCTGGGAACAAATTAACCGTAATTGACAGAACTACGCCCATTGCCCTGAGAGTAGGCGAAAACGATAGTGCAACTACAGAAGCGGGACTGCGTATTCAGGCGAGAAATACTGCTAACACTACCGCATACAGCTTAGACATTTCTGTTGATGCTGATGAAGCTGCAGCTACGTTTGATTTTGGTGGAGAAGAACGCGCCCGCATCACATCAGATGGAAAACTTTTAGTTGGCACGTCTAGTTCTATCAGCGGCGGTGACACAAATGCTTTAATCCAAGTTGCACATTCTAGTGGTGCAAACCTGTGTCTTGGAACTAACCAATCAACAGTAAGTTCTGGTTTCCGATTAGGTGAAATTACTTTTAAGACAAACGCTGGTGGTTCTTACCACTCAACAGCGGTTATTAACTGCGCTGCAGATGCTGATCAAAGTACTGGTGACTATCCAAGCCGTTTAGTGTTCTCCACTACCGCTGATGGACTGAGCAGCCCGACGCCGCGTATGACGATTACAAATGCAGGTTATATGCTTATTGGGAATATCTCAAGCCTTCCTTCTGCTTCTGTATTTGGCTTAGGGCTTCTAAAAGATGGAACTGGAGGCGCAATATATTCCAGTAGAAACAATACTGGCTCCACGGCTCACGTTGAGTTTTATAACCCTAACGGCAAGGTTGGCTCTATCAGCACAAACGGTTCCGCAACCGCCTATAACACCTCCTCCGACTACCGCCTAAAGGAAAACGTTGTTCCGCTGACTGGCGCTGCTGATCGACTCAAGCAAATCCCAGTACACCGCTTCAACTTCATCGCGGATCCTGACAAGACGGTTGACGGCTTCATCGCTCACGAAGCACAAGCCGTTGTTCCTGAATGCGTCACCGGCGCCAAGGATGAGGTTGATGAAGAAGGAAATCCTGTCTACCAAGGCATTGACCAGTCCAAGCTGGTGCCGTTGCTGACTGCTGCGTTGCAGGAAGCATTGGCTGAGATTGAATCCCTGAAGGCTCGTGTTACTGCGCTAGAGCCATAAGTCCTACTCACTAAAATGCACTACCTAATTGCAGCTCTATTGATGGTTGCTGCCATCGCCGTCCCAATGATCTGGATCTACGCGGGTCTTCCTTATCGGCGTGGTCCTGATTATTGGTGGTGGTAGCCAGTAGTCACCTTCAATACGCGGCGCCGCCGTGCTATGGTGGCGTCGCTTTATTCCTAACAATGCCTTTAACCCTATCGCAAGCCTGGGATCGCTTCCTGTCCGAGCGCTCGGTTTCATTGTGTCCAACAAGTCTCACCTCTGATTACAGCCAAGTCACCAAGTGGCTCGAGCGCTGTCCGATTCAGGAAATCGAAGAAGGGCGGCAGATTTTGACTTGGGTGCTCCAGCAGCATCCAGTGCTTTCTTCGCGGCGCGTCGCGATGTACGTACGAAGTATGTACAAATGGTGCGCGCAGGAAGACATCGCGATCCTTCAGCGCAATCCAGTCGCCAGCTTTAGGATGCCAAAGCGGCCGCAACGCGACGAGGAAATCGTTGTGATCCCGCGAAACGAGGTCGCACTATTGCTGGTAGCGCTTGAGGCGAAGCGCACCTATCGATCAACGAACTGGAGCGCGTACGCCGAATTCATGCTGCAAACCGCCATGCGCACTGGCGAAGTCAGGGCCATGCGCTGGGATGACATCAAAGATGGCAAGGTACTCGTTCATCAAAATTTCACATTGACGCACGGCATCAAGAACAGCACCAAGACCAACAAAAAACGATGGGTTCCATTGAATGCGCGCGCTCAGGAAATTCTCGATTCAGCCGAGCGGTGCAGCGAATACATTTTTCCCTGGGATCGCCTTGCCTTTCAGAGTTACTTCAGAAAGAAAGCAGTTCAGCTTCATGCCGCTGGTCTTGCGTCTCACGTTTACCGTCCTTATGACGCACGTCATACCGCAATCAGCCGCTGGCTTGAAGCTGGCATCCCAGTCACGCAGGTTGCAGCGTGGGCCGGCAATACGGCAAACGTGATCTTCAAGCACTATGCGGGAACCACCCAAGACTACGAAATGCCAGTTCTGTAATTTACTGGTAAATTGAAGCTGCTCTTGGACTTTACCGATGTCCACCACATTCGAATGGAAGATTGCGCAGCTTGAGCGCGAAACCGAAGACGGTTTTGTATTTACTGCGCATTATACAGTTGCTGCAAATGACGGTACGTACGCCAGTTCGGCGTACGGAAGTCTGGGTTTTGAACGTCCTGACAGCCTGATCCCCTTCGCTGACCTCACTGAAGAAATTGTTGTGGGCTGGGTGAAGGAAAGTTTCGGCGCCGAAAAGGTTGCGGAAATCGAACAGGCACTCGAAAATCAAATCTCGGAACAGCGCAATCCCACCAAGTCCGCTGGTGTTCCGTGGGCATCCTGATCACCGTTCTGGCACTGCTGTTGGCTTGCCTCATCCTTGCGGGCATGATCTGGCAGTGGTGCCATACTTCTGATTGGCAGGACCGTTATTGGTAATGCACCGCTGGATCGCTACTGCTGGCGCCATCGTCGCGGCTTTGTCTGTGATTGTTGGCGCCACTGTGGCGATTGAAACGCGTTATGCCAAGGCACAAGAGGTCAAGCAGCAACTTGATGAGTATTACGCTCGACAGATTAAGCTGCGCATTCTTGAGATTGACTTGAAATCACAGCAAACACCTGCTGACAGAGCACTTCGGCAGTACCTTGTACAAGAACTGCAGAAATCAAAAGAATAATGTTTGGCTTTATCGTAATTACTTGGATTTTTGGCGTATTGCTGGCATACTGCATCGTGGCAATTAATCCGCGATCTGACGACTAATGGCAGTAAAGGCTAAAACTGGCACCGGCCGACTTGAGCACCAGTCCGGCAAGCCCAAGCTCACGCGTCAAGGCAACGGTAAACGCTCGAAGCCGCGCGGCACCAGAAAACTTCGTCGCGGGCAGGGTCGCTAACCTAGAGAAGTAGCCATTGCTGCCATGATTGAAGTCATAGCCGCAGTGGCCGGCGCCTCTATTACTGTGGCCGCAATGGGCGCAGCGGGATTTAGTCGCAAGTCGGACGAAGCACGAGATGCCGTAATCAGGCTTACAAGTGCCGTCGAACATATTGCAACACAATTAGAAGTATTGCATTCAGATATTAAGGAAGACCGCAAGGAATTTTTCTCGCGTCTTAATACCGTTGAGCAAAGGGTCTCTAAGCTGGAAGTGCGTCCACCCTCTTGTTGATTATGGACTTTATTCATCATCCTGCTTTTTGGATCGTTGTTGCCGCAGCATCTGAGCTGATCGCTCTCTCCCCCTTGAAGGACAACAGCATCATTCAGCTTGTGTTTCACGCGCTGCGTACGCTTAAGGGAAAAAAGCTCTGATCAGCTTTGGCAAGCCAGGCTGGCAGCGTCGACTGGAACAAGCCATCAGGCAATGGTGGTTTGAGCTGACGCTGCCGGCCAAGCTTGATCAAGCTGAAGCAGAGTGGCACGCAACGCAACCACCTGCGATCGAGCCGCCTGTCATCATCGAGCACCCGGTTGATCCTGAACTGCAAACCGGTGATAGCCGCCTTCTCGGTGGCGCAATGAGTATTCACGCCCCCTGGAGCGATGACGCAAAACAAAATCCGCCTTCTTGATTTATTTAAGTATTACAAAGCATTGCCGCATCAAATGGCGGCACTGAGTGAGCTTGAGGATGCGATCAATAAAGCAAATCCGCACATTCTGGGTCGCGACCAAGGTTGGTTCAAGACTTGGAGCCAAGGCGGCAAGCAAGGCGACTACTCCGCGAGCTTAAGGCTTATCAAGGGATTTGAGGGCTGTCATCTCACCGCATACCCTGACCCGCTCAGCGGTGGTGAGCCCTACACGATTGGTTACGGCACTACTCGCTATCCAGGTGGTCGGCGCGTCAGCCGTGGCGACAAAATTACCGTGATCGAAGCGGACATGTTCGTCCGCACCGAAATCGATCAAATCGCTAAAAAGCTAAGCGAAACAGTGCCGCATTGGTCGACAATGACAGATGGGCAGCAGTCTGCTTTGATCTCATTCGCTTACAACCTCGGATCTGGCTTCTATGGCACTGTTGGCTTCGAGACCATCAGCAAGCGATTGCGCGAACGCGACTGGAACGCAGTGCCATCAGCGCTTGAGTTGTATCGCAATCCGGGTACGAATGTGGAGGCTGGTCTTCTTCGCCGTCGTCGCGCGGAAGGAGAACTCTGGCGCTCTAGCTTGCCGAAGCAGCCTGAGGTTCAGCAAGATCCCGCCAAGTTGACGCCAAATTCGCCGTTCAGCGCTCGATTGACCCCGCACATCACGCTAGGCGAATTTGCCCTGGGACAACAGGTTCGCAGGTTCGATCATCAGTACCAGGTCGACACAGCAGCAGAACTGGCGGCATTTCTGGAGCGGGCGCGGGCAGCTTTCGGTAACAAGCCCGTAATTATTACAAGTGGTTACAGACCTTCTGCCATCAATCGCTCAGTTGGCGGTGCGTCGGCGTCGGAGCACCTATTCAACGCACCCGGAGTTGGCGCGGTTGATTGGTACATCGAAGGCGTCGACATCTATAAACTTCAGGACTGGTGCCTAAAAAACTGGCCTTACAGCACAGGTCGTGGTGCGCCGCGCGGATTTATCCATACGGGAATTCGTGCAGGGCGTCCTAAAGTGCAATGGGACTACTAATTTCGGATGATCCTTCACGACCGCGAGATCCAGCGCCTCATCGAAGAGGAGCGGATGATTGAACCGTTCGAGCCTGAGCTGCTTAATCCGGCATCGCTCGATCTCAGACTTGGCGACAACATCATGGTTGAGGTCGAGCACACGTCTGAATTGCAGCTTCAGTCAATTGCACACTGCACCGTCGAAAATCCCTACTGGCTAGCGCCTGGCGAATTTGTCCTAGCTGAAACTCGCGAAACTTTCAACATGCCGAATGATGTTTGCGGTATGTTTTGTCTTAAATCTTCTCGTGCTCGTGAAGGTTATGAGCACAGCCACGCTGGCTTTGCTGATCCTTTGTGGGCTGGAAGCAAGCTGACTTTAGAGTTAGTCAACGCTCGTCGACTGCATTCTCTTCCGCTATACCCTGGCCTGAAGATTGGTCAGATGGTTTTTGTCATAACTGCCGGAATCCCTGATATCGACTACGGAAAAGTAGGACACTATAACGGTCAAGCTCGTGTCATGCCAAGCTGGGAGCATCCTGCCTAGCTACCCTGTAACCGAGCCCTGTCTCGTTAGTTATGGAGCACCAGATCGATGGCGTCGAACTGGTTAGCAAAAAAGTAACGAAGCAACGATTCAGGGCATCAATTTTCGAGGCATGGCATCATCGCTGCGCATATTGCGGCAAACACGCTACAACAATTGATCACGTCAAACCAAAATCAAAAGGCGGGCTCACGGTTCCTCAAAACTGCGTGCCCGCTTGTTTGTCCTGCAACGCCTCGAAAGGCTATATGTCGCTCTGGAACTGGTGGACGCACCAAGAATCTTGGTGCTGGCATCGCGCACAACAGGTTTACGAGTGGATCACTGGCATCGGTTCCCTTTCATCTGTTCAATATAAATTTGCGCCTGCCATAGATCATTGGAATACCGGCAGATAGCGCCACCTGGCATGCAAGCGGCATAACGCACCTCACCGATACCGGGCTCTTCCCCGGTTTCGATGTAATAGCCGTCACCACAATCAATCGCGTTTGAAGGCACTGCAGTCTTTTGCGAATCGTCCACCGGATGATCGTCCTTCAGGAAACCCTAAATCACATTTTGCCGCAGACGCCTTCCAGTGGATGCACTGATAGCAGAATGGTTTGCTGCTGCTAATGGCTCTTGCATCGGCGTAAAGCGTTTCGGCTTGCAGAATCGCTTCATCAAGATCGGCGCTCATTAGCGGCAGATCAAGCTTCCCTTCCTTAGTCTTGATGCGTACCCGCCAGCCAGATGGTGACTCGTAAAGCACCATCCGACCGGCGTGGTAGCGCAAACTGGCCATCGATTACACAGGAATATCCTGAAGCTTACTGATTAACTCTTCAATTGTCCCGTCATTTGTGATATAGCGATCAAATTCGCGATAGCTATTGAGGGAGCCCTCGCTGGCGTGATCGAAAGCGTTGGCTACACCGGGGCGGTCGATGCGCCACATTTCGCCGCCAAGTATCTTGATCATTTTTGCTTCATTAGGAAAACGCACGTCATCGGCAACAACAGCATCGTGTCGATCGGCACGACCTTTCCAGCAGCGCGTCCAGATTTCGGGATGGATGCATTGCCGCCCCCACTCGGTGCCAAGCGTTTGCAGCATATGCCGCACGCTGACACCAGCATCACCGACGACTACTTGTTTCGCTTGGTGAACGAGATAATTCGCCCCATGCTCGTCATAGCCAAGCGATTCCAGCATCGGAATCAGCATTAGCTTAAGCGTTTCAGCAAACGGCACGATTGCATAACCGCGCTTTTCAAGCTCGTTAGCAACAGTCGACTTACCCGACTGCGGTGCCGGGCTGTAAAGGCCAATGATTTTTTGCATTAAAGAGTACCGGTTTCAATGTGGCCAGCGCGCATGATTTGCGCTGTGTCATTCTTGAATCGCTCCCAGAGCCCGGTGTAAGTTCCCTTCAGGCCGGGCTCCTCGTTATCGCGATCGTACAGTTCGTACAAATAATCCATGAAATTAGCTTTGCCGTTTTCGATCTGCCATTGCGGCAGCTTCTCGCAAAGCGTCTCTGCGGTCAGGGGCTGGATGGCCCCAATAAACGACTTTTCCATCGAAAAACCAAGGTTTGAAATAAGTGTCGACACCCCAAATCACGGGATGGGCGCCGAATGACCCGACGCCTGCGCTAGGCAGGTACATGCACTAGCGATCGGCATCAGGCAAATGGTACAGGCGCTCAAGCTGCATGGATAGCGGCTCGTCGTCTTCTTCGTACTCTTCTTCTGTTGGCATCACAACATCTGTGTGATCGCGCAAAATCCAAGTAGTCAAGCTGCTGTGCTGCTTAACCGCGATGTAACCGATTCGAGGTGAACCGGCAAGCCAACGGATAAGAGCCGCCTCAATCGGGTTCAGGAATGGGTGGCCACGCATAATTCGTTTTGGAGTAAAAGCAGGGAGCAGTCCCGTGCGTATTCTGATCCACCCTCAGGCAGACCGAGACCGCAACGGCCAATCCAGTGCAAGCATGCCGTACATGGGCCGCCATTGGGAACCTGTCTGTATTTATTCTTCATTGCAATTTCAGCGCGACCGGCTGGTGTCGCGCGATAGCAACGATCGCAGTACACCGGACTGGTCGTCTGGGTGCCACAGCTCAGGCAGGAGCGACAGTTCTTGGTGATTGCCATCAGTTATCAGAGCTGAAGTAAGGGCATTCAGCAGCGAAATCATCGCCAGCTTCTGGCACATCCAAGTCGCATCGCCCCTGCCACCAATGCACGCAATTGCGGCAATCAACAGCAGAAGGTTGAGCAGATGCTGGGGCGCGACGAACGCGCCGACGAGGAGCAGGGATGTGTCGCTTCAATTCTGGCCATAATTGCCGATGCGTCATACCAAGGCGCACTTGGTTCACAGATTGATGCGTAACACCAAGTTCCTTTGCCAGTTCGGCACCAGACCTGGAGTCAGTAAGAATTAGCTTTACGTCTTCGGCTGTAAGTTTTTTAACGCTTAATGGCCTGCTAATCGAATCCTTGTCAACAATTACTTCACGTTTTAATTCGCGGTCATAATGCACGGTCCACTTGTGACCGCAGCATTTGCACTCCAGCCAATATGTCTTGACTGGCGAATCATTTTTCCAGTTATGAGTTGATACGATCCGACGAAAGGTGTGCGTGCAGTACTGCTCCACTATTTCACCACCTCAATCTCAGCCAATGGCCACCGAGCGCTTGCGTACTGCTTTGCCTTGGTCGCTGATTCTGCGGGAATGCTGAATTTCATGGGGCGAGCACCAGCTTGCCTTACGATTAGGTTGAACAATTTTGTTTTCGCTTTTGCAGGCGCCCTGCTGATGCCCTCTCCGTGCTGGGTCTTGCCAGCATCTTCTTCTACCCAATGCATGACGAAAAATGGAATGGATTAAGAACAGCATCCCGCCGGAGCAGGAACTTCAATACGAGCTGGCTGCACGTTCAATGACTGAACGCGAGGCCAGCATGTTTCGTACTTGCATCATGTATCAAAACATGTTGCAGCAGGCGGTTTGGGAGATTATGCGTCTTGAACTGGCACTTGAAGATCTGCAAGCGCAAGATCCCTCGCTTCGGTCTTGATCTCATTGAAGACCGTTTGACCAAGTTCTTCCAGCAATAGCTCCTCGAATCTGCGCTGGAATATGGTCGTAAAATTGGAAACAGGCGCTGCTTGCTGCTGCGGTGCATCCAGCATTTGCTTCACTTGGGTGGCAAAGGCAACGCAGATGCGACGCTTTTTCTTGACCCGATGAATCCAATCCTTGTCGGCTGGAATGCCGCTGGCGTGTTCGCTGGCCAGTGCCTCGCTGACTTTCTCATCCATTGACTGGACGGCAATGACCAGTTCAGCGTGAAGATTTCTTGCTTCAGATGGTGTCAGCTCATAAATCTGGTGAAGGCTGACTTCACGTTCAAGTGATTTGCTGTTGAAGGTAAATTCCATAATTATGGGTAGAAAGGGGCGATTGAAGTCGCCCCGTGAACTGGTCAGAACGGAATTTCCGAGTCGATATCGAGCACGGCGCCGCCAAATGCGGTTGCAACTTGTTGTGCAGCTTGCTGTACAACCGGGGGTGGTACAGGGGCAGCAGGTGCAGGCGCAGATGCCGGGGCGGCAGGTGCAGCCTGCTGGACACGCGAATCTGGCTTGAAGCTCAGGCTCAGATACGGCTTGCCTGCTTGTGACTGCTTGCGCCATCCCGAGATCC